TAAGGTTGCATATAATGCACATGAGGCATGGAAAGAATATACAGTAGCAGGTGAAGAAAGGTTTTTTGCTCCCAAGACATTAACTATAGAAGATAAAGGTGCAGATACAGTCACATTATATTGGGCTGGTATGACAAGTGGTTTTCCACTTTATACTACACCTACACCACAAGTCCAGGGAGTAGTTGGTGGTTTATCCGTACACACAGCTTTGTATAAAACTATATCTACAGAAAAAACAGATGGGGGCGTATTTATTGTAACCCCAGGGGAGTGGAGATATGTTAAAGAAACAACACTAACAGCTACTTCTTTAAATTTTTTAGAGCCATGGACTGCAGAAGTTAATACACCTGTAGATCAATCTGAATATGTTGCACAAACTGTTAATACATATGGAGAGTTTCTTCCCCCTCTTGATAATAGTGAGCCTGATCTTAGTAAAGAAACAGCTTATCCTCATTTAACAACTAACACTTGGTTTACATCATTAGATGGTTTAACAAATACATTTAAGGTAACTGGATCAGACATGGCTGTTGTTCCCTATACAGAACAATTAAGCACAGGTAATCCATATCAAAAACATGAGGTAAGTACATTCCAGAGAGTTTTTAAAGAATACCCTTACCAAAGAAAGTCATCACTTGAGTATGATTTCCATGTAAATAGTGGTGGAGCATTGCCAATTAATTTAATTGAATCACCTAATTCTGTTTATGTAACATACAAAAAAACATATATAGATCAAACTTTTGCTCTAGAAAGTGAGGATGTTAAGGTTATTGATAATACTTTTTTCCAATATGCATGCTATGCAACCTATGCAGACTTCTTAAGGTTTGATGGACAACTATCAAAAGCCTTAACTGAAGAACAAATAGCACAAGGATTCCTTGATACTGAAATGGAAAAAGTTGATATAATGAATAATAGTAATTTAAATTTTAGGGTACAAACACACCTTAGTCACCAATCAAGATAAATATGAACACATATGTAGTAAACAGATATAATAAACCTACACCTGGAGCAGTTGCACAAAGTATGCAAATGACAACCTCAGATAATGCTGTAAAGACATTTGGTGCTTACAAAGAAAACACCAAAGTTATATTCCTAACTGTATCAGGAGCTGCTGTTGGAATGACAATAGATGGTTCATCCCCAGGAGATGCATCTTCTCATAGATTATTTTCAGGAAATAGTTATTACTTTGCTAAGAATCTTATGCAAAATGCTAAGTTTAAAAGAATTTCTACAGGTACAGCTACAGTAAACCTGTATGCATCTGAGATGACCAATTAATGTCATGCCAAATGAATTTGAGGTAAATTGTGCAGAAAACCTTGTTGCTACTCCTAGACCAGGTAGAGCAAATGATGGTAGGCATTTTAGGCAATGGTTTAAACCAAGCAGTGGAACACCTGCTCAATCGATAAAAAAATTTTTTGATATATCTGAGAGAACCAAAGTTTGTTTTTTACAAGTAAAATCAAGGGAAAATAATACAGGAAAACAAAAACTTTTAATGACAATAGATGGTACTACACCAAATGTAGATGCTCCAGAAATAAGAACAGGTCATGAGTTATCAGAAAGACAAATATATAAATTCAATGCAGATCTAGTAAGAGCAGCTAGATTTTCTAATATACCTACAGACCAAACTAAAAACATAACTCTTGTTTGTACAGAAATGACAATTTAAAATGGATGGGTTAATAGACAGATTAGGAATATCATTTATGGGAGTATTAGCATCTTGGGGATTAATGGATATTAGTTTATTTTTAGCAGGGATTGCATCAATAATGACAATCATACATACTGCTATTTCAATTTATAAAATCCTAAAATGAGGAAAGAGCACAAAAGTCCTACAGGTGGTCTAACCCAAAAAGGAAGGGATCATTTTAAAAGAAAAACAGGTGCAAATTTAAAACCACCAGCACCAAATCCTAAATCAAAAAAAGATAAAGGAAGAAAAAAATCATTTTGTGCTAGAATGTCTGGTGTAAAAGGTCCAATGAAGGACGAAAAAGGGAAGCCTACTAGAAAGGCTTTAGCCCTTAGGAAATGGAAATGTTAATATGTCGTTATACGAAAATATAAATAAGAGAAAAAAAGCAGGAACAAGCCGTCCTAAATCTAAATCTACAATATCAGCTAAAGCATATAAGAATATGAAAGCTGGTTTTCCTAAGAAAAAAAAGAAATGACTAGTGAATTAACAGCACTAGCAATGGGTGGGTCAGCTGGGTTTATTTTTAAATTGATTTCATCAATGGTAGAAGCACAGACAAAAACCACACAAATGCTCCTGAGGAGGCAGCAGGTAGCAGATGATAGTGCAGATAGGGCTGCAGCAAGAGATGGTGGTGTGTGGACAAGGAGAGCCATTGTAGGGGTGTGTTTGTTTGCTGTTGTTATAGCACCATTTATGTTAGCACATAGCCCAGAGGGTATTACAGTAGGAACTGAAAAGAATTTGTTTGGTATAATTAGTTGGACTAATTGGAAAACCTTGAGTGGTTTTGTAGTTTTACCAGAAATTAGACAAACACTATTAGCCATAGTAGGATTCTACTTTGGATCATCACAAGTAAAATAATAAACAAATATAATATTATGCCACAAGGAAAAGGAACATACGGAAGTAAAGTAGGAAGACCATCTAAAAAAGGTGGAATGAAATCAAAAAGAAAGAAGTAGTTAGTTGATGAATGGCAAGGTATCAACAATATGGAGACTTAGATGATAAGCCTGTTGAACAACAGGACTTAGGCTTCATTGGCTACAATAATAGAACTAGGGAAGATTTACTGCAAGAGAGCTTACTTACCCAAAGCGTAAATGGTCAAATAGATCGTAATGGTAAGTGGCAAATTCGCAAAGGTTTATTGGAAACATCAGAAGCATTAGCTACTTCTGCTTCTGCAATATTACTTAATACTGCTAGTGCAGAGTTACCTTTTACATTAGCAGATAATGCTGTAAATTTAATCTATGCATCTTGTGGTTTTTCTGACCCCAAGGTAAATATTTCAGAGGTTGTAGATTTTTCCGATACTACCAATACAGATTATATAGTTATTGCTACTAACTTAAAAGCTTCAGTTATAGATGTAAGACTGAGCACCAAACAAGATGTTTATTATCCAGCTACTGTAAGTGTTAGCAAAAAAGGTGATGCCATACAAGCCTTTGATAAGGTTATAGTTTTTCAAGATGGTGTTGTAGCTATAGAGTGGGATGGTAATTTAGCAGATGTAGTAGCAACTAATTTTGTAGTAGGTCAGAGCTATAGGATTGAAGCAACAGGAAACACAGACTTTACAGCCATAGGTGCTGCAGACTCTAATCCAGGCACTATATTTGAAGCCACAGGTGTTGGTACTGGTACAGGTACAGCAAAAACTACATTTATGGAAGTTAAAAAAGGTGCATATCCAAGTTTAAATATGTACGATTCTACAAATAATACTGTAATTAGTAATGGTGTGGCAACAGTTACTGAAAGTGCACATGGATTAAAAGTTGGTGATTTAATAATATGCTTAGATAAGGGATCAAGTAGCTTAGTAAATGAAACAGCTTACAGAATTTCTACTGTTACAGATGTAAATACCTTTACATTTTTTACTACAACTATTGATAGTGTAGCATCTACTGTGAAATATATGCAAAAACAAAGTTTAGGTCTAGGCTACATGAGAATGCCTGCTCCTGCATTTGGTGTAAATTTTCAAAGGAGATTAGCTGTACCATTTAAATGGGATGTAAGTAGTGGCACTCCTGCTTTTCAAAATATACATGATGGAATAGTTTTATCTGCAATAAAGGATACAGATACTTATGATAAGTTTGATGGAGGATTTAGGTTTGAGGTGGGTTCTGATGACTATTTAGTAGGGTTACATGCATATAGTGATGAGCAAATTATTGCCTTAATGAGAGATAGTGTACATGTTCTTACTGTACCTGATACATTAAATGCTGCAGTGCAAACAGTTATATCAACAGAAATAGGGTGTGTTGCTAGGAAATCAGTAGTTCAAGTAGGAAATCAAATTATATTTTTATCCGACAATGGTGTGTATGCATTAGATTTCCAAGACTTATATAATTTAAGGGGAAAAGATTTACCTATAAGTGAGCCAATTACTAACTCAATAGATAAATTAAATAAAGATTATTGGCAAAATTCTTTTGCTGTATACTTCAACAATAGATATTTCTTAGCTGTACCATCATCTGATAGTATAAGTCAATCATCTGGGGGTGAAGGAAGTAATCCTGTAGCTAGAAAAATTAATAGGATTTTAATATATAATATTTTAAACAAACAATGGGAATCTGAACTTTTTGTAGATAGTACCAATTTTGAAATAGATAACATGATTGTTGCAGGCAATGGAGAATTTAAACAATTATACATAATTACTAAGTTTGGTGCTATACAATACTTTGGTGGAGATGGTAACTTAGATGTAGTAGCAACCTCACTTAATACAACTGAAACATTAAATATACCAGGGATAGTTGAAACTAGAGGGTATAACTTTGGAACTACTGAAATTAAAAAGTTTAGTAGATTTGAGTTACAAGTTGAATCAGGTAACGAATCTGTAGATTTCGACATTACTGCATTGGTGCAAGATATAGACCTTGTATCTGAATTAGGTAAAGTATCAGACTTTTCAGATGGTAATCTCCAGCAAAATGAAGATTTTTATGTAAGGGGTAGAATCGGAAACCCTAGAGGATACACATGCAAACTAAGATTTGACAATTTTGAAGGTAGACCCACAATAAAGACATTGAAAATGTCTGCCAACAACACATTAAAATCAACTGATACAATAGAATAATGGGCACATACTTAAATAGAGGAGTAAACTTTACAACTGGAGATCAAGTAACTGCAGCAAACCTACAAAATCTTGTAGACAATGCAACACTAGCTACAGGAGCTGCAGATGGTCAGACAATAGAAATTACAGACAATACAATTACTGTTGCTAATGGTGGAATATCACCCACAAAATTATCTACAGGTGGTCCAGGGTGGGATGGTTCTAGTAATTTAACTGTAGGTGGTAATGCTACTATCACAGGGAATACATCTACTACTAATATAACAGCTAGTGGAACAGCCAATGTAGGTGGGGATGCCACCTTTACTAGTGGTATGGAAGTTACAGGCTCACATGGTAGCACAAGTGGAATTTTAAATGTTGGGAATCCAACTAGTAAAGCAAGTACAGTTAATATTGATGGTACTCTTCAAGTAACAGGTGCTTCTAGTATGCAGGCAATTTCTTCCACAACTATTACTTGTGCTAATGTTAATGCATCAGGTACAATTACAGGTGCTTCATTTGGTGGTAATGGTTCTGTATTTGCTCTTGCTTCTTTTACTTTGTTGGGAGAAAGCTTAACTCTTAACACTAATAAATTTAATGTAACTAGTGTAGCAAGGGATTCTTCAAGTGATAGTGGGGATGTTAAGGTGTATTTAGTTACACTAGCTAGTGCAGCACCTAATACAAGTTATATAGTAAATTACAGTAAATCATTTGGAACAGCATTAATACAAGATAGTGACACATCAGACATTGCCACCATATCTGCTGGCATTTCTACAACTCAATTTAAGATAGGTATCCATAATAGAACAGATACAACCAATGTTGGATTTTCAGTTATAGCCCCAACTAGTTAATTTACCACCTAAAATGCCTTTTAATAACGAAACAGGTTTTGATGATAGTGATGAAACAGTATATGAAGGTGGAAGTTTACCTGATTTTGTTGTTACTGCAATCCCTAACTTTAATCTTGGTGATTATTTAAATTTTGAAGAAGGTCAGCAATCAAATTATGATGACCAAGTATCAGATATTATAGAAAGTGATAGTACCTATGAATATAATACTCAGTATGACATTGGTAAAATTTATAATTACAATTTAAATGGTACTTATACAGATAAAATATTTAGAAAATATAACCCTGAAACAAAAGAAAGAGAGTTAGCTGGTGTATTTGTAGGTGGTTATTTTTACCCACCTGATTCTGTATTACCTTTAGGTGGTATAGATTCTAGTGGGAATGAAATTAAACAATTTCCATTGTTAGATAATAGACCTATTTTCGAAAGGGATGAAGTTATAGAAGGTGAAGAAGGCTTTAAGAAGTATTTATTGCAATTTGATTTTGGTGCAGCACAAGGTGCAGAATCCATAGCTAATTATCTAAGATATGCTGTAATGGAAAAGTCAGAAATGTTTGGCATTAACTCTGTGCAAGCATCTCAAACACTACAAAGTTTATTAGATCATGAGCAATTAGATACTGGACAAGTTGCTTTTAAAAAAGATGGCAATGATTATAATTTTTTAAGTGCAGTAAGAACTGCAGAGGGAAACATAGCTTCAGATTTTGAATATGAAATAAATAGTGATTATATTTTTAATCCACTTAAAGACCCTACTAGTCTACCTTTAGATGCAAATGACCCAAGGTTTAATACACCATCATCAAATGTTCCTAGTAATTTTACAGAAAAATTAAGCCCTAGGACATACAGAGATCCAGCCACAGGTAGTGTTTATTATGACAATCCCTTATTGGATACTAGGTTAAATGAAATAGAAAAAGATAGGATACATAATAACTTGGATTACCAAACAAGTTTAGATTATGAATTAACTATTACTAAACCCATTAATCCATATGAAATTAGTAGTGCTAATGAGGTAGAAATAAAAAAAGATAAAATTTGGGATAATGTTAATAAAGCTGTATCGGCACTATATTTACAAAACCCAACAGGTAAGGTTGATAAAGGTACAATATTCAAAGCAGCAACAGATGTTGTTTCTTCATCCATAGATCCTGCAGTAGGAATCTTAAATATGGTTGCTATAGTGCAAGACTTAACAGAAGGCTTAGTAGGATTTGTAACAAACAATAAAGAATTTGAGTATGACACTAATATACCTAGTGCAGGTGAATTAGCCCAAGGTGTCTTAACACAATTTGGTATATCGCCTGGGGCAAATTATGAGGAATTAGAACAAAATCTTCAAAGGGATTACTCTAGGAATTTTAACAGAGCATACAATGATGGATTAATAGATGAAGAAACTTATGCTGTATTAAACAAAAACTACCAAGATTTTAGGGCAGGGTATGGTAATGGTAACACAGAAGCAGATTTAAGAAAAGCACTTGACCCCACTTTTGTGGATATGTTGGATGATGCCTTTGGTGGTTACCACAACCAAGTTGTTTTACCTATTGAAAGAAGTAGTATACTGTTGGATAATATAGTTGCTAACTATCATGAAGGTACAGTTACAAAAGGAGATGTGTTAGATGCTGTAAGTGCTCACAAAATGATGGTTAATGGTATGGGATCTGGTGTAACAACAGATATATATTCCCAGTACACAGGCAACTCAGCACCATTTATGCTAGAGGCTAGGGTTAATTTAACACCTGATTTCACAGACTTAGCTACATTGTCCGAAAATTGGCAGTTAGATTTTCATGCAAATTTAGTTAATCAAAACATTAAGTATGATTTTGATTTTGATAGATTATTACCAATAGATTCAGATGACTCTAAGTATGATGAGTTTAAACAATGGTCTGATAAATTTTCTGCTGATATAAATGCAATGAGTCAATTATGGGGCAGACCTGTAACTGACAATGAATTAGCTAATTTACCCCAAAATTATCCCATTTACAATGATGCTTTAATATTAGCAAACCAAGCATTTATGGATGTAATGAATGATGAAGGGCTAGGTAATTTAAAATATAATGAAGGTACTTATTATTTAAATTATGCCGAATACAAAGAAGCTCTTAATGATCCTAGCAAAAGACAGGAACTAATTGATAATATTAATAATTCACAGAACCTATCTGGTGGGAATTTTGCTGATTATTTTATAAAGAAGGGTGCTATAGGAAGTGTAGAGGAAGCTGAAAGGATATATTCACTAGCAGAATCTGCAGCTATTGCTGCATTTGAACAACATTATGTAACACAATTTGATCCTGATGAGCAGCTAAATTGGTATTATACCTTGAGGGATAAAATAGATAGTTATGATACTCAAAACCCTATAGTTAATGGTGAAGTAAGGGTTAATAATGATGCATATGATACATTAACAAACCTTGCACTTTTTGGTTCAAATGAATTTGCAGGTGGGTTTACATTTAAGCAAGGTTTTTTAAATGGCAACTATGATGAAAATGATCCATTTAAATTAAGATATTCTACCCCTGAGGAATTAGTGGGTAGAATGCAAATAGAGTATGATCCAAGTGGTTCAGAAATAGTTTTATTTGATTATGAAGTAATTGAAAAATTGTCCAATGATTCTGTTGCCCAAGTATTAGAACTTTTGTTTGTACCAGAATTTACAAACACAGGGGATGCAGGGGGTGAAGATCAATCAGGTAACCCAGGTATTAGTTTTGGTGGTCAAGAACCAATAACAAAAAGTGATTTAAAAAATTCAATAAGTTCTCAAGAATTATTTTCTACTACTTCTGCAACAACCATTACACCAAATGCATTTGCAACAGCTGTTAATGATTATCTTAAATTAAATCCCAATTTAAACACACCACAATTCCAATCAGCATATGGTGGTGCACTAGATGTTTTAACAATAAACCAAGGTCTTGTTAATAACAACATGACTTCAAGTTTTACTATAGCTGATGCAGTAGATGTAGAAAATCCAGGACTTAATTTAAAAACAAATTTAAATTTAAATAATTATGTATCTTTAAATCTTAACACAGGTGAAGTGCAGGATAAATACAAAGAAGATATTACAGAACTTACTGCAGGTGGACAAGGATTAGTGGGTAATATAAAAATAGACGATATATATTTAAATTTAGCAGATTTAAATGATGATAATTATGAAAGCAGTGGTTTGGTATTTGGTTTAGTAATAGATGATTCATTTGATCTTAAAACTTTTGAAGAACCCACTTTTAATACTGCTGCATATTTAGATGGACAATCTTTACCTGATTTACCTAAAAAGGAAAATTACAAAGAAGCAGAAAAGCCACC